GTGATATATTTTTAAATCTCCGTCCGTACCTATTTGTATTTCACCGCTATCAACCATGCGTATATTCCTTTCAAAATATACTCTTGTTGCACTACCATCTATTGTAAAATATGTAGACAAACCACCGCTACCATTATCACATTTAAAAATAATGTCTTTGTCATCGGCGCCGTTAGTGAATACTAAGTCCCCCGTGTTGTTGTTAAACACACTATTAGAGCCATCGTGGTAAATCTGTAAATCATGGCTATTGCCAAAGTCTGAGCGGGCATTGTCTAAATGTAAAGATGTTTTAGAAAATTTTACTATCTCGTTAGCCCCATCAACTTTCAAGTATTCAGTTACACCACCCGACCCGTCATCGCTTTTAAATACTATGCCTTTATCATCAGCGCCATTGGTGAATACTAAGTCCCCCGTAAAGTTGTACATATGGGTGTCAGTGCCATCGTGAAATAGCTCCATATCACCGCTCGTACCCATCATTATTATTGATTTATCGGGGAATCTAGTAGCTCCCAATATAGAACTTCCGTTTACATAACTACCATCTAAATAGAAATATGTAGCAACACCACCAGACCCATTATCGCTTTTAAAGTAGATGTCTTTATCATCAGCTTTATTCTGTATGACTATATTCCCCGTTTCATTGGTAATATTAGAATCTGTTCCATCATGGCTGATTTTTAAATCGTTTGCATTACCAAAGCCTGCTAAAACACTATCGGCGTGTTTTGTGTTTTTATCAAACTGAGTAAGCGTAGCACTGCCGTCAATTCTAATGTATTGAGCTAAACCTCCAGACCCATCATCACAATTAAATACGATGTCTTTGTCATCATTGAACTGTTGGATGTATAAATGACCACTACCATTTGAATTTATAAGTGAGTCTGTTCCGTCATGGAGCAACCTTAAATCGTGACCAGTACCAATACGTAGTTGTACGTTGTCGTTAAGTGTAAGGTTACCACTAGTTATCGTTCCACCCGTGGTGGTCATACCATTGCTACTTGTAAGGTAGCCAGCATCGTTATCAAACCCGCTAACGGGAGTGTTTGATGGATCGCCAGTGATATCATCCCAAGTTACGGTGACGCTACTTAAAAAGGCTAATGAACCAAGTGTACGCTGCTCTACTTCAGTTCCGTTCATTACAAGAGCGGTTGTTGAAGAAGTATTTGTATCTCTTGTTGCAATTGTTAGCTTGCCACCTACATTAACACTTCCATCAGCTTTTACTCTAAAACAAACCTTATCGTAAGTGCTGTCGGTAGTGAAGTTGCCACTACCCGAAAGCACAGCAAAACTGTCACTTGCGTCATTGTCTTTTAGGCCTAATACAAAGTGACCGCTACTTGGCCCTTGTAGGAATCCACCAAATGCACTTCCATCAAGCAAGCCATCAATATCTGTATCTGAAGAAGTCCAATTAGTTAGTAAGCCAAAGTTGTCAATAGTTACCGCTCCCGCAACGTGTAATTTTTGGGATGGGCTAGTAGTCCCGATACCTACATTGCCCGATGAAATGATGCGCATACGCTCCGTATCAGCAGTAAAGAATCTTAAATAGTTACTAGCATTACTTCCGTCAATTCTAGCGTCAGTACCACCCCATTGAATTTTATAGGTGTCATCAAGCTGTAAATGGCCCCCAGAAACGTGTAGTTTTTGAGCTGGACTAGTAGTGCCGATACCTACATTAGAAGAAGTAATACGCATTACCTCAGAGGTACTTGAACCAGCCGTATTAGCATTTCCGCCCGTTTCAAATATTAAATTACCGCTTGTATTTTTGATTTCAATAGAGCCGCCATTGTCAGCCATTGCTAAAATCGTAGTGGCATCGCCGCTTTGTAAATATGCTAATGTATTTGTAGTGGCGTGATATACATGAAATTTCTCTGATGGACTAGCCGTCCCAATACCAACGTTGCCACCATCTTTAATAGTAAACACATTAGTTGTATTGTCTAACACATTTACCAAGTCAGAACTACCCGTACCTTTTACATAAAATACTGGAGAAGAATTATTATCGCTTATTACGGAAAAATCTCCACCATTACCGTTGTGCGTAATCTGTCTTGTTGCAGATATATAGCTGTTGAAATTACCAGTTGGACTCGTAGTTCCAATACCAATACTGCTCGGTGCAATAATATCCCCATCAGACTGTATTTGCACTACACCAGACCCATTATTCCCAGCGTCAATATTAAGGACATTGCTACTGTCTACGTATTGTCTAACAACGCCTTGGTCATTTGTGCCGCCTGCACCTCTTAGTCTTAAATCAGAAGCTACGTCTAAACGACCAGTGATATCAACGTTGCCATCAACGGTTATATCTGTTAAAAATCTATTTGATGCCATATTAGAATTGTATAGTGCAAAGATAAAAAAAAGAGGGGTGCAGTATAAGCCACACCCCTCCCCATACTAATATCAATATATGTTAATCTATTTTAGTAACCAAAACAACTACATCTCCAGTAGATGGAGCGGTATTAAAATCTAAAGTTACTACAGTTGCGCTTGTTCTAACAACTTGAGCATATACAGTTTCATAACTTGAAGCATCATATAGCTGAACAATTACATCACGAGTTCCAAGATCGTGTGTGACCGCAATGCTTGTAGCGCTTCCATCACCAATAGCTTCACGATAAGAACGAGCAGCAAGACCAGCAGGCGTAACTGCAAGCGTAGTAGCAGAACCATCAAGAGTCTCAGCAGTTGTGGCGAGTTCAACAACCCCTTTAACAGTTGTTGACGCATCAATACCAGCAATTGTTACAGCGGCAGTTTCAGAACCAGACCCCGATACAGAAATACCCGTCCCAGAACTTGCAGCAATTGTGGCTACATAATTCCCAGTGGTATCTGTGCCAAGGGCTACTGCGTTTGCGACAACAGTAGCGGTAAGTGTAACATTTGCCGAACCATCAATAGACACGTTCCCAGATAAATCGCCGCCAAGAGTAATCGTGCGTGCGGTTGCCCATTTGCTTGCCGTAGAAGCGTTTCCTTGTAGCCCACCAATAAAACTTCCAGCTGTAAGGTCACTTAGTTCGTCTTCGGAAAAAGTTGTGTTGTTTGGCTCTGTGGAATTATTTCTATAAACCTTCCAAGATTCTGCTGATACATCATAGAATAAACCAGCGTATTTTGCAGTTCCGCTTTGATTATATCGTCCGTAATAACCAAAGTCATTAGTACCTGCATTGTCTGTCGCCACTTTAATGTGATGGTCGTCAATCGTTAATGTAGTTGAATTAACAGTTGTTGTTGTGCCATCTACAACTAAGTTACCAGCAACAGTAAGATTACCGCTTGTGGTAAGCGCTACCGAAGAACCATTACCAATAGTAATACTACTATCAATCTGTCCTAAACGTGTCTCTAGATTTGATACGCTTACATCGTCAACTACAGTGTTACCCTCTAATGCCGTGGTAGCTGTGGTTCCGTAAGTAACGGCGAGAGTGGGTGTTGACCCCTCACCAGTGTTCCCAGAAGTTGTAAGGCCCGTCAGCGTGCCCAACGTTGCTACGTAGTTCCCCGTGGTGTCTGTGCCTAGCGCAACAGCATTAGCGGAAATAGTTACTTCACCTCCTGCTGCTACGGTAACATCGCCAGCCATATTTGCGAAGATTGCATCCTCTAAATCAGAGAATGTTACTTTTTTTGTAGCCGAAGAATCACTTGCATCTACAAGGGGAATGTGGTCGCCTTGTGCTACGGCTGAAATAGCGGTAAGTTCACTAAGGTCTAAGTCAAGAGTTACAGTACCGGTTGTACCGCCGCCACTTAAACCATTACCTGCGGTAACACCCGTAATATCTCCTGCAATAGAAGTCCATGATGAACCATCATAGAAACGAACTTGATTCGTATCTGAACGGTAAATCATTCTACCCTCAAAGTTGTTAGAAGAAGGATCTGCCGTTAATGATTCAAATGTGGCATTTTTAATTTGATAGCCGCCGCCTGCGGTAAGGGTCATGTTCCCGTCAACTACCAGATTGCTTAAAAATTTTACGTCAGCCATTTTATATTAGTTTAAATATGCCGAGCCGCTTGTAGGGGCAGATAGGCTTATTGTTAAGTTGTTTAAATCTGTATAGGAAACAGCTCCATGTATCAAGGTGTCTGCACTATCTGCTATAGAGACACTAGGTTTTTTCCCTAAATTGTGATTAATATTCCAAGTAGCACTAGCAGAGCTTTGAGTAAAAGTAAAAGTCTTATCTCCCGATGCTGATGCCGAGGCAATCACCCCGGTAATAGATACAGCGGTTGATGGCTCCTTTATTTTAATAGAACTTGTCGCTGTGGATACACCCTTAATAGAAACAGATTGCCCAGATGATATTTCAATAATATTACTCACTTACGTCCTCATTTACTTTAAACAACCCAAATACCCATGTTTTTACTACATTGCTAGCGGTAGACTGCAAATCGTAAACGTATATACCTCCAGACACTCCAGCCATTGTAGTGGCTGCGGCTGTTATTGTTAGCTTTCCAGCCGCTGGATCTCCAGCATATTCAAAAGAACTATCAGCAATAATATCTCCCGAGGAAGTATCCGTTTCTTTTACATCCATCTTCCACTGATAGCTGTCTAGGTTTATAGGATTACCAGACTCGTCAGAAAAAGTAAACTCTAGACTGAATGTGTCCCCTTTTCTACAAGTGATATCTACTCTTGTTGCGTTATCTAAATTTATTACTGTTGCCATAGTTGCAAAGATACTAACTTACTGGTTATCAATTAAATCAGCTATGCTATCTGGAGTATCACTTAAAGGAGGTCTTTGGTCTTTTCTTTGCGCGATAAGCTTAGATTGCTCTATAGCTTGCTTTTCTACGCGGCTGTCTTTTCTATCCTCTTTCATGATATCCAAGCTTGCTTTGCTGCGTTGTCCCACTGCAGTTTGCTGTGCGACAATCTGAGCCTTCATAGCTTGAATTTCTTTATTATACATATGCTCTAGTTCCATCAGCTGAGCTTTAATCTTGCTTTCCATTTGGAACTTCTGCATTTCAAGCTCTGCTTCCATCTGCATTTTCTGTGCGTCTGTCTGCATTGCCATCTGCTGATTCTGTGCATTTGCTTGCTGCTGCGCTTGGATATTTTGAAGGTTCATCTCTTGCTTGGCTTTCATGCGCTTCTTGCGTCGAACAATCAACAGCTGCTCTGCTTGATCGATGTCTCTTAGACCGCGGATGCCTATAGCGTCCTCTAAGTCAATCTCTCCGGAGGCTAGTGCAACTTGAATATTCTGCTCTAGGTATGCAGCATCTCTATCGTCCATGTTGCCCATTATCTGAACGCCGAAGTTGTACATCGGCAGTTCACTGAAGCTAGAGAGCACACTCATGTTTGTTTCGCCAATGGCGTTTACATATATCTGATGAAGGGTGCTCCCCTGCGGAATGATCTGCAGACAGCGAATGATGTCTTCACACACGCGCTTGTACAACACTTTGGAAGAGTGGGTAACGTCGTATATAGCGTTATTGCCTGCGGCAAGCTGCTGTTGACGCACGCCAACAAGTTGATCTCCTTTGGGTGATGTGCCGTCCATTACCTCGTTGATTCCGGTAGTATCGCGAATCATACGCAGGTAGTGGTTGTATAGGGCGATCATTTCATTGATGTTCCTAATGCTGTTATCTAGAGGTCTGATAGGAGGGTTTTGGAAACCACCGTCCGGATTTTTAGAGCGGTAGTAGAATACTCCCGTTTGCTCGTAAATATCCTGGAGCTCTAGTGGCTGAAGTTCTCCTCCAGAACCTAGCTGCACGTTTTCCAATCCTTCAATATCAATAATGATCCCGTCTGGCTTTGCTTTGGCAATAGCCTGCTGGATCTTTAGGTGGGTAAGCTGTAGTTGATCTGCAAACCCTATGATAGAAGAAACCATAGACTTAGGCATCATGCGGCGTAAGTTTGTAGCAACTACGCTGTACGAAAGGCGAGCCTTGGTGATGTCGTGAATGTTTTTCGGGATGTTCTTTTTTAGCCCGTAGTTATATATATGTTGTGTGCCTAGTATAAAACTACCACCATATACTGTTGTGTTGTGTAGGCAGTGGCCCACTCTCTCGTATACAGATTCGGCTGGCGGCTTGTATTCGCTGCCTTTGTAGAAGAAGTTCTTGTTCCCGTGTCTAGACTCTTTCTCCTCGTAGTAGATTTTGTCTACCGATAAGAATTCAAAGTCCATCACCTCTACAAAATACTCATCATACCCGTAAGACGCACGTTGAAGGCTCTTGTCGTAGTGTGAGTGTGTAAGTCGAGAGGGGTCGTTCTGGAATCTATTTCTAACGGTCCTTGCTATTGCGTGATACTCCTCTTCTGTAAACTGATCACCGGCCAACCTCTTGAGCTCTTGTATGGTAACGCGCTTTATGTGTCCGGCGTATACTAGGTCCTCAAAGTTGGGGTCTTCTGTGTAGCTGTGTATGAAGTGCGACGGGTCTACGTAGTTTTCTGTGATCCCGTAATTTGGGTCGTTGTCCCGTTTAATTACCGCAATACCAATAGTTGCAAGGTCGTTGACAGAACGACGATATGTAGCGTCGTTAAAGTTGTTCCAGTCCAGCGTCATTTTTGTAGCGATCTGACTGGCTATTTCTGCTTGCGTTTTTACGTTGGTATCCATGAAGATTTCCGCCTCTTCGATATTTTCTGGAAGGGCGTCTGGATCAACGTCTGTTTGCACGCCCGCACTTTTAGCTTTCTTTAGAAAGTCTTTAGTGAGGATTTGTGCTTTAAGCTTATTTTTTTGTTTGTCCCTTTGCATTCGAGAAAGCGGATCTACGGCTTCCACGTTTGGATAAGGGTCAGCAGATAAGATCTTGTTTACCACGATCTTGATAAACTTCGGAACAATAGGAACCGGAGTCCAATCGAGATTAAGCAACGTACCGTCCCCATTGTTTGGGTCCAGAGAGTTGAGTATCTGCTTGTACTTTGATGTGTCTTGGGTTCCGTTCGCGTAATCGCGAGAAGCCTCAAATTCTTTTTTTCTGCGGTAGTAGAGGGAGCCCTCATCTGACGCATTACCCCATTGATTCTCTATAGCCATGGCATATTTTAAGCCAAATGCTTTAGACAATTTTACTTCTGGTGAAGCTAGTGGGTCCGGGAAATTCCCGTATCTATCGGATTTTTTATTACTATCAAACATTTCGTGAGATAAAGTATTCCTTGCAAATATACTAAATCGCTTAACGTCATTACGTTAGGCATTAAACTTATACCTACGGAAAAACTTTTTCTCTGAGAAGTTAGATTTTACTTCTTCTTTTTTGACTTTTTGTGCTGCTAAAAGAGCAAGTCCAGAACTGATGGTAAGGTCAAACTTTGTTCTATTATCGATCTTAAATCCTATCCAATCTTCCAGCGTTCTGTTGAAGTACATGTTCCCAAGTGCATTGGTTTCTACGTTTACACCCACGTGACTGTGTATGTAGTCCTCTATGGCCTGGGCGTGCGACTGTATAACATCTGCAGAGTTAGAGGGAATGCCCTTTGTTTTGACGTTAACTTTACTGGAGCTTGAAGATAGATGCTGAGGTCTGTCCATCAGATACTCAGAATATCCGCGCTGCTCGAAATATCTGGCGATTCCGTATTTGTTGTTTTCTATGAGGATAGGGTATCCATAATAAACAGCAGCCATCAACACGTCTTCATAGAATATTTTAGCGAGGGGAGGTCGAGAAGCATACTCTACTACAAACATGTTGGATGGCGCTGTCATATTAAACTTGTTATAAAGATGCATTGCACCTTTAGAGCCACGTCCATCAAGCGTAGCGTCGAGGTCGTAGCTATCGACCCCTCCAACACCAATGTGCGCGTTTCCTGGCTTTCGATGGCCACGCTCATTGATCACTTTATTTCTTTCTTCGGCAGGGGGTTGCCAAGCAACCCGGAATCTGCCGTTAACGTCCGGGGAGAAAATCACCTTAGAATCTTGCACACCGTTTTCCCAGACGAAGTTACCAATAACAACTGGATTTGGGTAGAGGTTGTCATTGTGTTGTACTTGTTCGTATATCTTGGTAAGATTAAATAGAGAACCTTGGATACTGTCTCGGAAGGCTTCATCCTCAGTAAAGGGGAACTGGCGTATGACTTCGTTAAGTTCCGAGTGGTCATCTTGAAGGGACTTCCTTTCATTTTTTAAGAATGTCTTTGCGCCTATATCAACCTCTTCACTATCAATACCCATGATCGGTTCTTCTGGGTTTTCAATTATTGGGTTCCCAAACTTATCAAAGAATCCCTCCATAGCTTCATATGCGGGTATAAATATTCTGTATAGTCCAGAACGTGTCCTACCATTTTCGTTGCGGTGGTTGGGATCGGAGTCCGCCCATAGGTCTTTATACTCTTTCCCGCCCTTGCTCATAGGGTTTACTGTAGAGCCAACTATTGCTGTACCGATGATCTTGCGCCCCACTATCAAACACGTCTTTTGGATGCGCCACGCCTCACGTATATCTGTAGGCTTCTCCCATTTACCCGCTTCGTCGAGATACATCATGTGCAGCTTCTCGCCATCGTATGCGTTATTGGTGGTGTTTTTCCAGTTGATGATTGTGTTTAGCGCCTCACCCTTACTAGAGGTCTTATTGTTTTTTGTGATTCTCTTGCTGGGCTCACGGAATGCGAGCTCCACACGTGGGTTTGTTGTACCGTCTTGTATGGGCTTGAAGAAGAATGGGTAGGTCTTGAACATGTACACCACTTTCTTCATGAATATATTTTCCTGCGCGTCTTTCCCGGTCTTAGACTGTAGCCCAAGGAGCTTGTCTTTTACCTGGGTGGCTTCGTCTAGCAATACGGCTGCCGACATATTTGTATAGCCAGAGCGGCGGCACTTAGTATATATCTGTCCCATGCTTCTGGGGTCTACCTCGCATGCTTTCTGGTGAATGAAAAGTCTTTGCTGAAACTCTAAAAAGTACGGGTATCCTATGTCAAGCTTGGACCACTGCAACATCATGTAGTGCCTGCCAGTGATGTATGTGGGCTTACCGTTATTCATAAACCACATACCCTCTTTCCTGCGGTTGAACTCTTGCTGAATATAATCTATGTGTTTATCTCTGAATTCTTTTGGTGCTTCAAGCCACTCATCCATGGAGCGAACACGCTTGAGGTCGGAGGGTATTTCCCCGCGTTGCCAATATTGATCTTCTTTCTTGTTGCCGCTAAAGAGAATATCTTTTTTAGCAGGCTTCTTAGGTAGCTGTATAAACAAGTCTGCGATTTCAATCACTTCTCCCGAAGTCCCATTTGGACAGATGTTTATGACCTTCTGGTCATATTCCTCTATGTCTACAAGTCCAGCCATAAAAATACTAGCACAAAAGGCTAGTAGTTATTCGATTAACAGTCTATCTATTTTCTCTGGATCAAACCTTCTAACCCTACGAAGGCGCTCATTTTCTAGGGCTCGTGCTTTTTCATATTCCTCACGTCCGCTGTCAATGCCTAGGTCTGTAAACATTTTAGCGTTTCTGCGTAACACGCAGTCTATCACCATTTTGGCTTCTGGGTTTTCTGTATAGCTCATAACGGTATAAAGATAAGAAAACCTATTAAATGCCTTGGACAACCGTGCTCTCCCACTCTAGGTCATCAGCGAATATTGGGGTATTTTCTCCTACATATGCGTTAAATGTGTTGTATTCTAGGTAATCTACGGCCTCTTCTTCGTTTATTTTATCGTCATGGCACATCTTCGCTATGCACAGTGATCGGGAGTATATCACTTTCCATCCCACGGGGTCGAATCCTATGATGCACTCGTCCCACCCATCAGCAAACAGAACGTCTTCTGTGTGGGAGTACATCTCTATGATAAGTTCTTTTTTATTCATCTTACAGTGTATTTAATTCTTCTAAATTCATTAGGTAGCAGTCGTGCGAAAACCTCCAGTCTCTATTGGCCAACTCTCCCGGGTCGAGATCCCCCTTTTTGTGGAATGAGGCTTTTTCGAAAAATTCTTTCTTCGGCATGTACCCTGCTATGTATACTTTACTCATGTCGTTCATCACATAGGTGAACATGTAGTAATCGCACCGCTGCCTTGTGTTCCAAGAGGATACTGTAACTCGGAATCCTTCGCGCGGCTTGTAGTTTGTTCTTTTGCTTTTTACGTCGATGCTTAGTCCGTTAGCTTTGAGGTCATAGTCGTAGGTGCTTGTGTCGGTAACTTTGTTGCCTCTACCTTCCAACACGTCCAGCACAATGATCTCACCTAGTGCGCCAGCTAGGTTTCCATCACCCTTGGTGATAGATCCATTGAGCTCTTGAAACTCAAATCGAGTTCTAGCTCTTTCTAGCTGATCATTTGTAACACTAACTTCTATCACTATCTGTCATCTTTTTAAATAAGTAGATATGCCAGGCAATAATTATTATTATTACTACCGCCCATTCAATCAGATTCAATTCCATATTCGTTTAAATCTCTAGTGCATATCTCAGCTATGCGATGTGTCTCATTGTTTTCTTTCTCAGAATTTAGTGAGTCGATTTTAATAAGCAATCGGCTCATAGTATTTTCTCTCATTGCTCTTTTACATTTTAATTAGTCTAAGTCTTCTCTGGTACTTACGAATCAGTAGGGCTGAATTCGTTAATTGTTTTTGTAGTTCATCGGTCCACCCAAACCTACTTGCTTGTATGGTTAAGTTGATTTGATCAATTTCCAGCATACGGAGATACTTCTCTATCTCTCTTATGTGGCGCCTCTTTCTAATCATTTTTCTTTGGTGTTAAAGGTTACCTTCCTTGTCCTCTGTATTTTTTTCTGTAGTTCTTCGATGTCTTCGTTCCGGAGTTTCTTGTTTTTGCATGTACTCCGGGGCGAGACTTCTTAGACTTTTTCAGATACACTCTTGCTGATTGCTTCTTAGCCATTTCTCTATGTATTTTCTATCTCGTTGATTTCCAATGCGTTAGCTCTGTTTTCTTCAACCGCTAATTTAAGTCCTCCTATCTCCTCCAGCGTCATGTCTAGGATGATGTCTACTTTAGATTTTATCTCGTCAAAGAGATTAGAGTCCGTCATATCGAGGGCAACAACCTTATCGTTGATTGTTTGCTCTATGGATTTCTCTAAGTTCTTGATCTTATTCTTTAGGCTGTGCTTGTAGATGTTTGTGCCTTTGACGTCGTCCATTGCCTCGAGCGTGCTCTGTAGCAGTACCGTTGTTTTTACCAGTGTCTTGAAAAGATTTGCGTCTATCATCTTGAAAACTTCTCTGCGAACCCACCAGAAAAATCCGACTGTTCTGTTATACCTCCCGTTTGTTTCAGCTCCTTGACCATCTGCTCGAGTCGCTGTCTTTCCTGCAGCAGCTCTCTGGCGTCGGTAGCTGTAATCTTTATCGCTTGTAGCTCAGCCTTGCGCTGTGACCCGCCGGCCTCTGGATCGACGGGCTTTTTTATTTCGTCGATCATATTATTGATAGCCACTTCCATGGAGGCCATCAGCCTTTCAGCTGCATCAAGCGTTGTGAACTTCTTCGATTTCGACATAAAGCAAATCATCAAATCTCATTCTCCAGTATTTCTCTCCGTCGATTTCTATTTCGTAGTCCGAATTCTTTGAAAACCCTACGGTATCTCCTACTCTAATTCCGGCCTCTTCCAGAACCTTATTTGTAAACGCAACCTTGCCGCGCTTATTTTCTTTCTCTTTAAAGCTTATGATTTGGATGGTGTTGCTCTTGAGCTCTTCTTCCTCTTCAATGGGGTGGAGCAGTACCCATCCCGATAGTGCTCGGATGCCGTTTTCATCTTTCACGGCGAATGCCTGGGATGAATATGGGGTGTCGGGGTGGTATCTTACTATGAATAGTTTTTCATCTTCATATACTAACCCTTGGCCTTTATCCATTACCACGTGGTGGTGGAAGTATAGTGTATCGCCTTTGTTTGCGATATTTTCATCGCGCATTGGCACGGAGACGATCTCGCCTTCCATCACCCGGTGTTCAAACTCATTGTATTTTGAAGCTAGATAAAGCTCCTCCCCGTTCACCTCTATGGTGTCTTTAAATCTCTTGGATAGACGCACCAAGAAATTTTCTACCATTTTCATACGCTAGAAATTTAAGTCATATTCAATTAAGCAGGGTACGTTCTCTACTGTTTTCCACAGCATCAAACCTTCCTCCCCTTTCAAATATACTAAATATCTTTTGATTGAGTGTTTTGCGAGATGTCTTTCGTCCAATATAATGGAGTCTACTTTCATTTGCCCTACGCGCATACCTACGTAATACGCCATTGCGTCCTTGGGATTTTGCCCAATGACAACTTTCCTAATAAGATTCATTTTAATTTAATCTATTTATCCACCAGTCTATTGTTCCGTTTGGGGGATCGTCTTTATTTTCCTCCCAAGCTTGCATCATAAAGTCGGTAACCTCATCGAATTCATCGTCGTTATCAAATACAAAATCATACACTGCGTTGAGCTTGTTTGTCTCGGACTCATCATCGATAATTCCTACGAAACAAGAGAGCACGAGTCTGTCGTCGATACCGATTTCATGTGCCATTTCTTTTATACCGGCAATAACGGTGGCAACAGTCTCCAAAAACTCTTGGTCGCTGGTCATATTATTTTTAATTTAGCTGTTAAACAAATATAAATTAAATTCTAAGGCGCCGATGAAAGCTTCCAGATCTTTACCACCAATTATTTATTCACAGCATATGGCCGCCGCTCAACTCTGGCGAGATATCATTGATGAATACCAAATAAAAACCAACCGGGAGCGCCGAAATGTTAGGGTGCGTCAAGCTTTTGCGGTAGCCTTGACAAACGAGACGAATCTCACCTATGCTATTATCGGCTCGGTCATGAATAAAGATCACTCTACCGTTGTCCACTGCCGCAGATGCCACGAATCAAATATGTTGTACGACGACGAATACCCGGGGGTATATGATTTAATGACAAATAGAATAACTGAGATGGTCGTGGAGCACAGCGAAAAAACGATAGATACGGCCAAGAGAAAAAATTTCTTTTCCGGAAAGACCATCGACAACTATGTCGCATCGATAGAGCGAAAGTACCAAAGAAAGATCGAGCACCTCGAGCTGGGAAATAAGATGTTGGCGAAGTCCTTAAAAGACATGCACTCAAGATATGATAAGCTAGAGAGTGAATACTCTAGGATAAAAAACCTATTGTAATGCCGCGGAGCCAGGTTCCTAAATCTAAGATGTTTCGGGAGTTCTCCAAGCAACCGGAGCGGTATATCAAAAGTAATTATGCGAAGCACATCAAGAGTTCCTTCCGAGTTATGTCTGAGAAACATGATATTTCGCGCACCGAGATGGAGTTCATGCTTTTTGTGTACGACTTAGAGTTCTTTACTCTGGACTGGGTGGCTGACCAGATGGGGCTGTCTAGAAAAAAACTTGGCCCCCGGGTGGTATATCCTTTAGTCAAGAGAGAATATATATACAAGCACTTTGATAAGCTGTCGCCAAAGACGGAGCTCGATCAGATGTTCCATGAAAATAAATACAATTACCGGGTGAGGTATGCTTTGTCCCAGAGGGGACGTTTGAACGTACAAAGATTCTACCGCAAGCTAGAAGCCCCGGATAGCATCATCTAAATCTTTTTACAATCTTTTGGATGTCGGCAGAGTACCTAGCGAATTGCTTCCCCTTCTTGGTGGCTTTTCTTTTCTGCCTCATGGCCTTAGCATAGAGCCCCGCCTTTTTTAGGGCGGCTACTGCCGCTGCAGGGAAATACGGCTCCCCGGTTTTTGAGCTTTTCTTACCGCTGGCTGTTTTCCAATTTTGCTTGGTCCAGTTCTTTAACGACTGTTGTGGTTTTTTGAGGGCCATTAGTTCTTATACCCTCCCCCCGCGGCTTTATATCGTTTGGCTAGCCTTTGAGCTTTTCTAGCAGACCACTGACCAGCGCGCCCTCCTTTAGTGCCACGCAAGATCGCCTGGAATAACCGCTTCCTCAACCCGGGTTTTGTATAGTTACCAGATTCATTGACACGCGATTTTACCTTACCCCCCTTTTTATAGGAAGCAGGTAACTTACCAGCCTTCTTCTTCTTAGCAATTGCTATTGCTGCTTGTTGTGCTCTACTCTTCGCCATCAAGGCAAAGATACTAAATAAACAAAATAATATCACCAGACTCTACTTCCTCGTAGAACTCGCAGATACAGTAATCAGAATTACATTCACACATGATCTCCCCCCATTAATAATTAAACACAGCACACCCTTCTTACACTCCTAAGTTAGCATCTCGGGTTTTTAGCGGTTAAAGACCGGGGTCGTCAGAACCCCGAGTCATTATCTCTCGCAAGCTTAGTGCGAAGTTACACATTTTATTTTATAAAATCAAGCCCCTGCGGCATTTTTGTATTACCGAATAATACACGCCAGACTTAAAGCAATACTTCAACTTGGCACGGTTAAAATACCCTCAAACAATTTATTAGTAATACGGATCGTGGGGATTATACGTAGTATGACGACGCTGGCAAACAAAAACGGAAACGGATTCTACAACCCAGCCCCCTACATATACATTCAGAACTCGCAAAACTTTCAGCGTTTTACCTAACAACAATCTGAGGTTCAGACTACTAACTATCTATACCTATAGCGGTACATTAACTGCATCCTGCTAACATATTCAGACTGAGGCAATTACTGAAATGTAACGCAGTCCCCTAGTTACATCTGACAATCCCCACCCCCTTTATAGTATGAATAACTCAAATCCACCCTAGGGCACAAACTACCACATTATCCCAC